CAACTAAATCCCATTCGTTTAAAAGATTTACAACTGTATTTCTACGTTCAATATCATTCTCGGAAATATTGGTAGGCTTTCCATCAAGAGCAAACAGCTCTTTAAAATGCACGATATAATATTTACCTTGTTTGTGCAGTATATGGCAAGATTGAAATAACTTCTTTTCTCTGCGTGATGCTATTCCAATGCGTGTGAGTGTTTCTTTGACTTTTAGAAAATCATCATCCTCTTTCAATCGAACCTCTATCATATCTTCGATTGTCCACTTAACATTATCATTCATTGTTCTTGTTCCTTTCAAATCAACTGTTAAAATAAATATAATACATGATATAGGTATTTATAATATTAAGAACTACCACCTTTAAACAGCTTATTTTTAATGTTTTTAATGTCTTTGTCAGTCAAAACTGACAAGGCTGTTATGCATTTGTCTGTACTGTACTTATAATACTCTTTGAGAACTTCCATGTTCTCATATTTCTTACCTTTCACCCACCATTTCTTAGACCTCTTTTTCTTTGGTATAGAGAGGTTAAGAAAGTCATAATGCAACTTATTAGCTACATCTGGATACTGATTCAAATAATTAACATAATGTATTAAATCATTATGATATGATAAAGTGCGATTAATCAGAAACTGTTTATAATCTTTTCTTTCTGGTATTTCTTCATCATACTTATCTTTTGTTATCAACTCATTAGCATACTCAAATGGATTCATTATTCTTCCTCATCATCAGGCGGGTAGTCTAAACGCCATTTACCCTTTTTAGTTATCAATGTTTCATCATATGGGTTCCAGTCAACCCCTCTTAAACCATCAAGAGAAGCTTTCTTTTTCTTAATCTTTTTTCTTGGTCTGGATTCCATGCCACCACCTGGCCCACCCATAAAATGATCCATATCTTCTGGCATCAAATGGTCTGGATATTCATGTTCCGCACCAAAGTCTCTACCATATCTGCGATGAAAATCCTCTTCATCCCTTATATCTCTTCTCAATCTTTCTTTTTCTGCATCTAAATCATCTAAAAAAGTTTCTTTATATTTGTTCATTCTTTTACGAAACTCTTCAATACGCTGTTTCTTTTCCATCTCTTCTTGTGGATTTCTATCCTTTTCAAGTTTTCTTTTCTTTTCTACAATTTCTTTTTTAATATCATCGGGCATATTGTCCCACTTTTTCATCAAGGTCATATTAAGGTTATGGAAAATACGATTATATAAATCTTCATCTTCTAATGCAGAAGCTAATGCCAATACCAAAGAAAAAGTCTTATTTAAATCTTCAACATCACCAACATAACCATCATCAGAATTCTCTAGGTCATGGCTAATTAATTCTATTGAACCATCAGCACGAACCACTAATGCACTATCATCAATAGTCAAACGAATAAAAAGATTTCCATTTTTATCAAACTTGTCTTTACCGTCCTCTAATGTTTTCTTTTTTGGTTTTTTTGACTCTTGTTTAGCCCATTCGCTTGGCCGTTTTGGTTTATTTGGTTTGTCTTGTTCTTCCATAGTTTTACCCCCTTTAATTATATTTATAACTCTCACAAGGTATCGAAAAAAATTAATCATGAAACAAAAAAATATGGATTTTCAATTGTTTTAAAGGTATCTACTTCTTGTATCATTTTATTCATCATGTTCATGCGCAACATAGTATTCACAGGAACCGAATGACTGCCGTCAAACATTGTTGACGAAATATTAAAATCATCATCCATAAAAAGTGGACTGATTTCATTTCTAAAAACATAAACATCACCTGTTGGATCGAGCCACAAACAAGCAAAAGTTCCATCTATATCAATTGGCTTGTGATTTTCTATTAAACTATACAATAATAATTGTGTATCCCAATTAGATGTTGACTTATATTTAGATTGTAATTTATTAACACAATTATTTTTTATAATACCATTATGCCATAAATAATGACCATTTAATTGTGCAGGATGAATAGTATTTTCTACTTGTGAACTTGTTGGTGCCTGTTGATGCACTATATAATAATTTTGATCATTATCTACTTTATGTAAATGATTATCGATATTTAGTTCACCATAATCTTTGTG